GCCTTAGTCAGACGTTCTGCTATTACGCTTTTACTGCGTAACCATTTCATTACATCTGTCTCAAACTGAGAACCTTTTCTTCCGTTCTTATTAGCCATTAGGCTCGCAAGTATGCTCTGCCTTGTGCATCTTGATCTCCTATCTGACACGACGCGAAGTTAACAAATAGTGTAGCCCATTTCGAGGCATCTGCTGTGTGTGGACCGAAGCGATTCTTCACCGCAGCCACACGCAACACTCCTCCACCTTGGTCTGGCTCATAGCCAAGCGTTAAGATCAACGCTGGCAACTGACTGACCTTGCCGTGTATAGCACGACGTGGTGGTGGCATCATTGGTGAACCGTACTCACTCTGTTCTGATACGTGATGAAGTACTAAGACACAAGCCTCTGTCTTGCGTGCCATATCGTGCAACTCCATCATAATTGCACGTAGCCCAGCCCATTCATTGTCTGTCTCGGCTGCAACATTCATTAAGTTATCAATGATAATTAACTCAGGTGCTATCCCATACAGTTCAACGTAGGCTTTGATTTCTAATTCAATGTCATCTAATGATGGACTTGAATCAAAGACCCATTGTATGTGCGACATCTTGTTAAGATGTTCAGCGTAGTAGTCAGGTTTGTAATCCATATTGGATTCAACTGTTAACTGTGTGTGCCCTGAGATCTGCGCTGCAGATCGCATTAACACCGTGGCAGTATCAGTATCTGCGGAAAAGAAAAGTGTTGGCACTTTTGCCTTGATTGCATAGACCAGAGAGAACATACTCTTACCAGCGTTAGGGGCTGCAGCAACCATACATACTTGCCCTCGTCTAAATTTGATGGACTCACTAGCCAAGCCAGTCCATACATCAGGCAACGGCACAGCCTTAATAGTGCTGGTGCCCAGTGCCCTCTTTAGATTAAGCAACTTCCTCATCCCCTCCAAGATTTATTCTGCGTTGTCTTCTCATTGCAAGACGTTCACGTGGAGCAAGTCCACCCCATATACCGTGCTGCTCTTTGCGGATTCCCCACTCAGCGCATTCGGTTCTATGAGTACAAGTCTTACAAATTGACTTAGCAAACTGAACATCTGCTGGACTTACTAATCCCTTTTCTTTTTCAGGGAACCAGAAGTCTCCACCTACCTGTGCACATAACGGGTTCTCGTACTCACGAGGTTCCCGCATCCTATTATCGTAGGAAGATAGGTTCGCACTTATCTAGAGCACCCTTTGGTGCAGAGCACATCCAGGCTTTCCAAGGTCCACGTGCTGATGTTCCATTACGAAATACCATATTGCCGTGCTTACAGGTTGCTGCCTGTCCTTCTGTTACTACTGGAGCAGGTGGTGCAACTGGTGTTGCGTTAAAAGATTCTGCAACTGATGCAACTGTTGGTGCTGGTGCTGATGTTCCACCTTGTAAGTCATTACCTGTTGCACGGATTAGTGTTGCTACCATTGAAAGATCTGTTAGACCTGTCTCTAATTCCTTTGCATCTGTTGCGTATAGATTGATAAGCGTTCCATCGTTTAACTTGTAATTGATTTGGAACTTTGTGTTCTCGTTTGCAGCCATTTACTTTCCTCCAGTTTGTTTGATTTGTAACCGTTGTGATTCATTACCAAACTTCTTAGGTACAAACCCAAGTAGTTTCTCCACCTCTTCACTGTCAATACTTTCACGTCCTCTGACAGTTGTCCAACTGACTTCTATTCCACTAGGTGTTGTACCTAGTAGTCCCTCGAAAGAAGTCTTTAGAGATTCTTGGTGCTTTTCTAACTCTTTAATCTGCGCTGCTAACTGTAGATATAACAGTGCGTTCCTGTCAATATCAGCATCATCAATGAGTACATCATTGACTGCCGTATGTTCTTTTTTTATACCAACGCATCCCATCTCACCTGATGCGTCGTAGAACTTACAATAGAACTTACAGTAACTGGCATCGCGTTCTGGATCTGGTGCCTCTGTTGCAACCTTAATAGATGCCAACCAGTTCAATGCCTGTAGTGCAACTGTCTCATCATAATCTTCTGTATGTACTTTGACATCTCGCTCATCGCCATCACGTGCAATAGCGACAAGCGAGACGCGCTTCACATCATAACCATTCTTTGCTAATAGATAGCCGTATGTCTGCACTTGCCAACGCTGTTGTGTTGATGGGAAGTATGAAAGGTTCTTAACCTTGCTTGTCTTCCAGTCAATGACATCGCCTGTACCTGGTACATAGCAGTCAATGTGTGCCTTCATACCGTTGTACTCAACAGATGTTTCGATCATTACATCAGGGTTATCTGCTAGTGCTCTTTCAATTTCTGCGTGTATAGCAGTACCCATAATGGCTGCTAACTTCATCTCGTTCTCGTTAGTTTCAGGTTGATCGTTTAATCTGTACCAGACCTTACGACGACAGCCACCTAATTCTGATGGACCAATCTGTACCTGTGTAGATCGTGAACGCTTTGCATCTCCTGCACGTAGTGCAGTAAGTAATAGTTCCTTCGGGTCAGTACTCATACCGCCTCCTTACTTGCCTGATCGTGCAATAAGAAAGCAAGTCTACACGCCTTCCAACCCTGCTCAAACCAGTAGTGTGCAGCGTATTCACCTGTTGCCATTACATTCTTAAACTCTGGCTTTACATAATCGTATGTATTAAAATCCATAGTTAGATCCTTTCCTGGACTACTAACTGTATGGGTTTACCAGTATTAGAGTCAAGGACCGACGCTATCTCAATAGCACGACGGGCGTGTCGCTTGATGTAATCTAATTCCATATCAGACTTGCGGATTGAATACAGGTAACCAAGAGCAAGTTGCCCACCACTACCAATGCCATAAGTTCCGTGATCTGTTTGGAAAAAAGAGAGGTCACAAGCAACCCTAAAGATATTACCGTTAAAAGCAAAGAGATAATCGAAGCCGCCATCTTTGTCCACCTTGTTCCACTCGTAGTTGTTTTCGTTAAAGGCCGTGATGATACTAGGTATCACCTTGGCGCCCATATAGTTTACTGGATTCTCACCGCGATATGCTGGTGGTTTCCAATTGTAGGTAAGTATATCTCCTGGTCGTATATCGCCCGAGATGCCTATTAGAAACTTACCCACCTCAACGATCTTGGGTGTACTAGTCGAGGTACTTACTAGATTGTCCTCTGTGATCTGCGAGTCAGCGCAGAGCACGGCGTAATAGTCTGTCTGAATCGCTGAGATGGTTGTCATATTGGAATCATACTAGAGATCGGCGTGTCGTTGCGTTAGCAACGCTTACTGGTTACTACAATATGAGCCGTGAGGCGAATAAAACAGGGTGCCCCAAGGGGGCACGATGGTATGGTACTGACTGTGCGGTTCCGTCTACCAAGGCTGCCGAAATTTAAGTCTAAACTACCAGAGAAATTTGGTACAGACTTAAGAGGTCTTGGTCCAGTACACGTCTGTCCTTGTGGCTCACAAGTCTTTTCTATAATGGCATCCTTTGAGGATAGCGAACTGGTCTGGTACTTCCTTGATGGTACCTGTGTTAACTGTGGCAACATCGTAACTGTCCCTTGTCCAGTAGATAAAGATGAAGCACAGACTCTCTGAGATCAACGAAGAAGAACGCACAGGAATGTGCACAGTTTGTGGCCCCACTAAATTAAAGACACGGGATAAATCAAAGCCAGTAGCAAGTAGATACAGGTGCAATACCATATACAAGATTAACCAGATGAAGGTTCGTTCTCCTTACCACGCATACCGTAAGGACTACTGCGAGGACTGTGGCTTCAAGCCAGTACACATCAGTCAGTTAGATGTAGACCACGTAGACGGTGACCGCTTTAACAATGACCCAGCCAACCTAAGAACCCTCTGTGCTAACTGCCACAGGCTCAAGACCCACCTGTCAGGGGACAGTAACTCAGGTATCAATTAGTTTTATGGCATAAAAAAAAGAAGCCCCCATCCCCGAAGGAATGAGGGCTTCTTTCTGCCTCGCGTTAGTGGGTTACTTAGACCCACGTCCAAACTCTGCATTCTTAGGATCCAATGCTTTGAGCAGTGGACCTGCAATAGCAGCGATTGCTGCTGATGCTAAAGCCTTTGGATCTGTCACACCCGCAAGGTATAGGGCAATTACCGATGCAATTCCAGCACGTAAATAAGTTGCTGTCATTGCCTTTAACTTGTTCTTATCCATTGTTACTCCTTTGGACTTGTTGGTTCTTTCTTCTTAGGTAAAGGCTTAACTGTTGCCTTTACTTTATTGACAACCTTTGGTTTACCCAACCAAGGGAACCAAGGGGAAGTGTCATCTCCACATCCGTCATTGATCGAGATGTGAAGATGTTTGTTGTGCTTATTGGACCCTGTATATTCACGATCCCCTTCTAATGCACGATCCTTAGACCAGATCTTGCCTTGAAAAATAAGATACTTAACACGCTTGTCTGCCTTGAGTTGCTGAAATAGATTAAAGCAATCAATGCCAGCCAACTTATCGTGGGTTAGATCTACTGCGTATCCAGTATTGTGATCGCTATTAGGGCTGGCAGATATGTGTGCAGCGCTAGGTAGCAGTCCGTCAGATGCTTTCTTCCGCTTCGGACAGTGTGCTGTCGCTTGTCGCAGGACAGCAATAGCGGCAGGTGTGGCTCGTTTGGCAATCTTCACAGACATCACTCATTTCTTTTGTATCATAATCTGATAAAGGATTTCTACTTTTTCTTCCAGTCTAATGACGGAATCTTTAAGGCTT